TCGGTCTATAAAATAACTACATTTCTGATGGGAGCCAGCCTCAGCAAGCGCCAGCGTTACCAACGCGTGCCGACCGAGGAGCCGAACTTGGAAGTGGAACCGGAGAAGAAGAAGGAGAAGAAACACTATCTCATGGGGTGCATTGAGTATGAACCGGCGCGGTACAAGAAACCGCAACGGTTCGTGCCCCTCGAGGAGTTGGATCTCGAAATTCTCCGTTACCACACATTCCTTGGGAGGACTACCTACGGCGGCACAGCCAAGATGCTTGCAGCTCAACTCAAGATGGCGCGTGCTATCCCCGAGCACCTTACGCTTCAGGAATGCCGCGATCCCCGGGACGGTGTTGAGCCGTCCTACAGCAGCGATCCTGAAAGTTGCGCGTTCCATTGCGCAGCGTACGCCGGATTGGGAGATTTGAAAACCAGAAGGAGTGTTCAGTCCGCAGATGTCAAGGTCCTTAGGGACAAGGCATTGAGGTGGGCGTTGCGGCAGAAGGTGGAGCTGATTCCAGGTTGGCCAGCGGTTTGGTGCTGGGACCTGCAGACCATCACGACTGCCATGGACATGGTTAGGTATGTAGCTACCTGGCCGCGTCCTGCTGAGTTGCGGGCCGAAAGGCTCGCAATCGCACCGTCCAACTAGGGGTTCCCCGACGAGGTCGCTTGGCGCGAACTTGAGGGTCAGGAGTATGAGATCGATCTGACCCAAGAGTTTGAAGCGCGCGTCAAGCGAACGCGTTGGGGAAGCGGAAGGGGGGATGTGAGAAGGGTTCGCAAGTTCTACCAGAGCAGTACCATCCTTAGTGGGAAGACTGCTTACAACGATTCTCTTGTTAACGTTTCGGCGGCGGTGTTACTGCGCCAGATGTATTTCAAGGAGTTGGGTGTGGAAGTACTGCGGCCATCGGTTCGTGTGAAGGAGGTGTTAGGACCCGCTCGTGTGGCACTTCTCAAGTGTCTCAGGAATGGAGTGCGCAAGATGTCTAGGGAGAGGTTCCTCAGTACTTATACTGGGATGAAGCTTTCCCGTTACAGGCAGGCGCTCGACTCTCTTGGGACGCAGCAAGTTCAAGCAAGCGACGCATTTGTCCGAGCATTTCTTAAGTACGAAAAGGTGGAGGGGGGTAGCGTTCCAAGGGTCATCAGCCCTAGATCTTTTCGCTATCTTGCCGCAGCTGGGAGGTACTTGAAGGCCTATGAGGGGCCGCTCTACTCATGTCTCAGGAGGTTGTTCGGAGAGGTGGTGGTCATGAAGGGGATGAACAGTGTGGACCAGGCGCGGCTTTTGCGGCGTAAGTGGACCAGGAGGAGCAACCCTGTAGCCATTGGAATTGATGCCAGTCGTTTCGACCAGCATGTTTCCAAATCGATGCTGCAGTTTGAGCACTCCATCTGGCTCGCTATGGCCCTGCCGGAGGATCGGGCGCGATTGAGCCAACTTCTCTCGTGGCAACTTACCAATCGGGTGAGTTTTGTCTCAGAGGGCTCTAAGTACTCGTACACCCTCGATGGGCAGCGCATGTCCGGTGACATGAACACCGGCAGCGGCAACTGCATGCTGATGTGTCTAATGATTTACTCCTACATGGCTTCCCTCGGGCTTACCACGTCTGATTACTCAATTGTTGACAATGGCGATGATGCCGTCATCATTTGTGAAGGGGAAGACGAAGCCCGGGTGCGTGGCGGGCTCAAGAGCTATTTTAGCCAACTTGGGTTCGTCATGAAGGTGGAGGATACTGTGGACGTGTTTGAAGAGGTGGAGTTCTGCCAGACCCATCCGGTTTTTGACGGACGGAGATGGACGATGCAACGCTCTTTTTGGGCGGCGCTGGAAAAGGATTCGATGAACATGCACACGGTTCAATCACTGAGAGAGCTGAAGGTATGGATGTTTGGGGTAGGCAAGGCTGGCTTAGCTTTAGCCAGCGGGATGCCGATCACCCAGGAATTCTACCTGATGTACCAGCGCGTTGGAATCGACAAGTCAACCAAGCAGCCGTTGTGGCTTGCTGGCCTCGAGTGGTTATCTCGGGGGATGACTGCCGTCCGTGCGGAGGTCACGGATGCCGCGCGGGTGTCCTTTTGGAGGGCATTCGGTGTGGAACCGGCAATCCAACGCGAGATCGAAGAACAACTTAGACAGGTGGGAAAGACCGTTTGGTGCAAGGACGGTAGGCCCACAGACCCGCTGTTTCCACACGGGTCTCTAGTATCGTAAGATATGCCAAAGAACAACAACAAAAGCAATAGAAAGGGAGGCGCATCCCTCAGCATGGCACCAGGTGCCGGCGGACGGTCTAACAAGCCTCCGCTCCGCGCTCCCGCAGCAGTAGACCAACGGTTCATGAGTGCCCCACCGAAATTTCGGCAACTCAAGGATGGCTCAATCGAAATCACCAACGAAGAGTCAGTCCTTGCCGTCGGCTCGTCGGACACGGGCCTTGCAATGCAGGGCTCGATTGCCGTCCGCCCGCAGTCGTTCGGGTGGCTCTCCGGAATCGCTGAACACTTCCAGAACTACCAATTCACATCCGTCAAGGCCGAATACCGGCCACTTGCCCCGACAAGCACCCCAGGTGCCGTTGTCGTTGCACCATTTTACCAGCCTGATGATCCTACTCGTGGAAATAACAAGACTGGCTCTCTCTCTTGGATGAAGGCACTCCCGGGTGCCAAGCAGTTTTCTGTTTGGGCCCCAGGAGCAGTCGGCATGGCTGCCGAGCAACTCACCCGTATGGTGTTCAACATCGTTGGGTTGACCAGCAACGGCGCCAGCCAAGCCTCCGCGCCTGAGTCGAAGTACTCTACCACTCCCGGTTACATTTTGTACGGGTTGGAGGGAATCAACGACACATTCGAGAAGGGCAACATTTGGGTCAAGTACACGGTTCGGCTGCATGCTCCCAAGCAGTCCCACGGATCTTCCAACCTCCAAATTTACTCCCAATCTACGGACAGCTCAGCCCTCGCTCTGCAGTCTGCCGTGGCCATTGGTGCGCGGGGCCTTTACGAGCTCTCAGGCAACAGGATCAAATTTCTGCGGCCGGGGTCGTATGCGGTCTGGATGCATACCAGTGGAACAAGCACGGTCCAGGACCTCGACGGTCACACGATGGAGGACAACAACGGCAGAACAGTCTCGCGCTGGACGCCGGGCTATGTCCCTTCAACGGGTAGTGTCGTGGCCTCCGCGGACTCGCAGTCGAGCGGATCGCACGCCGTCGTAGGCACCAACGACTACGGTACTCTCACCTACGTCGAGGCAGCTTACGGTGACAGCCTCATCATTGACGCTCTCACATCTGGCACGCTTTCGAGCACCATGATTTGTATCTTTGAGTCGGGCGACTTGTTCATGAGCGCCTGAGGTTTGAGTGAGCAGGTAGACACCCACAACACGCAGCACTTTTTCTATCTAGACCAACAAAAATTTTC